ATGGGTCGAGCCGGTGAAACCAAGCACCGAGACATAAATTACGACCCGTTACCGTCCCAGAAGAAGTTTCACGCGTTGAAGAACAGGTTCAAAGGCTTCTCCGGGCCGATCGGCAGCGGAAAGAGCCAGGCACTGTGTCACGAGGCAATCCGTCTGAGCTACATGAATCCGGGACGGCTGGGACTTCTGGGCGCGCCGACTTATCCGATGTTACGGGATGCGACGCAGGCGGCGTTGGTCGAGATCCTGGAAAGCAACGATATCCCGTACGAACATAACAAGGCTGAGAATACGTTCGTCATGCTGGATACGCGTTCGAGGATCCTGTTCCGGCCGGTGGACGAATTCGAGCGGTTGCGGGGGACGAACCTGGCATGGTTCGGGCTGGACGAGTTGACGTACACGCAGGAAGAATCGTGGCTGCGGCTGGAAGGCCGGCTGCGGGATCCGAAAGCTGCGCGGTTGTGCGGGTTCGGGGTATGGACGCCGAAGGGTTACGACTGGGTATACCGGAAGTTCATCTCGGATAAGGTGAACGGGTATGGGGCGGTGCAGGCGGCGCCATTCGAGAACCGGCATCTGCTGGAAAAGATCGGGGATTTCTACGAACGGCTGAGAGACAGCTACGACGAGAAGTTCTACCAGCAGGAGGTGCTGGGGGCGTATCTGAGTATGGACGGAGGCCGGGTGTACTCGGCATTCGACCGCAACACGCACGTACGGGAACTGGCGGTGAACCCGCGCGAGCCATTGTGCTGGGCGCTGGATTTCAACGTGGATCCGATGAGCTCGTTGATCCTGCAGCGGGCAGCCGGCGGGGTGGTGCAGGTGGTGGGGGAGATCGTGATGCGGCACAGCACGACCAAGCGGGCGTGCGAGGCGTTCCTGGACCGTTTTCCGAGACACGACGCAGGGATAGTGATCTACGGGGACGCATCGGGGAACCAGCAGCAGACGACGGGCGCGACGGATTTCGACATGATCCGCGAGCATTTCGCGGCGCATTCGAGCATGGTGGTGAGCTACCGGGTGCCGAAAGCGAATCCGAACGTGCGGGAACGAATCAACCTGACGAACCGGCAACTGCAATCCGCCGCCGGGAAGATCGGGTTGCTGGTGGACCCAGGGTGCAAGGAACTGATCAAGGACCTGGAAGAGGTGTGCTTCAAGGAGGACACCAGTGTGATCGATAAAGACCGGGACCGGATGCGGACGCATCTGTCGGACGCATTGGGCTACGTACTGTGGCAGGAGTGCCGCGCAGGGCTGAAGATCGGGGAGCGGTGCCAGCCCCTACTAAGCAATTAACGGGTGAAAAGCATGGAAAACATCAACCGGGAGCATCCGGATTACATCGCGCGGAAGGCGATGTGGAAGCAATACAAGGACCTGTACGCGGGCGGGGAACAACTGCGGTTGAACGCGTGCGAATACCTGGTGCGGCGTCAAAAGGAGCCGGGACAGGTTTACGAGGAACGGCTGCGGCGAGTGTTCTACGAGAACTACGTGGGGTCGATTGTGGACTGGTACGCCGCGACGTTGATGCGGCGGGAACCGATGTTGCAGTTCGAGGGAAGCGATGGCGGGGCGAAGGGCTTCTATAACCTGCTGTCGGTGGATTGCGACCTGAAAGGGACGAGCCTGCACGAGTTCTTCCGGCAACGTTTCGTGCAGGTGATGGTGTGCGGGAGCAGTTTCGTGGTGGTGGACTTCCCGAAGGCGGGTGGGGTGGCGCAGACGCGGGCAGAAGAAGACGCGAGCGGGAGATCGCGGGCTTACCTCACAGAATACGCGGCGGATGAAGTCATCAACTGGAATTACGACGAGACGGGCGGACTGGACTGGGTAGTAATCCGCACGTCGTGCCTGCAGCAATCGAAAGTAACCGACGCGAAGTGGGAGAAAGAGACGCGGTGGATTTACTACGACCGCGAGAACTACCAAGTGTTCCGTAAGACGGGCGAGGGACAGGCGATCGAGTTAACGGATACGGGGCGCCACGGGTTAGCCGCTCAGCGGCGGGTTCCGGTATTCGAGATGAAAGTGTCCGAGGGGTTGTGGCTGATGAATAAGGCCGGACTCCTGCAATTGGAGCACTTCAACAAGTCCAACGCGCTTTCGTGGGCTTTGACGATGGGACTATTCGCGAGTCCGGTGATTTATTCGGACAAAGAATGGAACCAGGTGGTAGGAGAGAGTTACTTTATCCAACTCGGGAAAGACGACCGATTCGGGTGGACGGAGCCGGAGGGCAAGGTTTATCAGATCGCAGCGGACAACCTGGTCCGGTTAAAGGACGAAATTTACCGTGTCTGCTATCTGATGAACCAGGCTGAGCAAGCAAAAGGGGGATTCATCGCGGCGTCCGGACTGAGCAAACAGATCGACTCAGCGGTGACGCAGGAGGTATTGCGGGCGTACGGGGCCATGGTGAAGGACGCGATGAGGCAGGTGCTGTGGGCAATTGCGGAGGCGCGGCAGGACGAGGTGACGATCGACGTATCGGGGATAGACGAATTCGACATCGGCGATTTCGGCAGCGATCTGGACGACGCGAAGAAGCTGCTGGAGTTAGGGATCGCATCGGAGACGCTGAAGAAGCAGGTGTTCAAGAAGCTGGCGTTCAAGTACCTGTGCGACGCGCGGCAGGAGATCAAGAACCGGGTGGCGGACGAGATCGACTTGGGGTGACGCGGTGGCTCGAGGAAGTAGATTTGACGCGGAGTCGCGGAGACGCGGAGTTAAGACGCGGAGAACGCCCAAGAGGTTGAGGAAAGGCCAAGAAGAGCGCGGAGACAGCGGAGAGGTGTGTGCGCCCGGCGGAAGACACTTGGGGTGACGCGGTGGCTCGAGGAAGTAGATTTGACGCGGAGTCGCGGAGGAAGAAGAGTCCGAGCTTCGCTCGGATTGGCAGGCTGAAGCCTGCCCCACCAATGAGCAGGGATCAGGAGGTATATGGAAGGCATCGACATACAGGCGATAGTGCGGCAGGCGGTACAGGAATTCGTGAACAACGAGCAGGCGAAGACAGAGCCGGCGCACAAGGCAGAGTTACAGGAGGAGCGGAGGCGGCGGGAGCAACTGGAGCGCCGGTTGAACGAACTGGCGGAAGAGAACAAGCGCAGCCGCAAGCTGGCGGCGGAAGCGGAGCGGAGCTCGACGGTGCGTGCCGAACTGCAGCGTTTGGGAGTAGGCAAGATCGATCTTGCGTTCAGAGCGGTACAGGACGGGATCGTGCGGACCGAGGACGGGCGGTTAGTAGCCCGCACCGAGGCCGGCGAAACGCCGTTGAAGGAATACCTGACCGCTTTCGTGAACGAAAATCCGGAGTTTCTCCCGGCGCGGATTGCCGGGGGCACAGGGATGACGGCCGCCCTGAAAGCTCCGGCGTCCGGCCGGGAGACGGTGGACCTGGAGCGGATACGTCCGGGGATGAGCGCCGAGGAAATGCAGCGGGTACGAGAGGAAATCGTGCGCGTGGCGTCGCAGACCCTGAAGGGGCTGTGAATTGTAGTGAACGAACGATTCTTTTGAGGGAGAGAACGAATGGCAGCAATTACTTCGAGTAACGTCGCGAACGCGATTGTCAAGCTGGTGGCGGTAGACGCGTTGCCGGTACTGATCGGGAACCTGGTAATGGGGAACCTGGTGAATCGCGATTACGAGCCGGTGCTGGCGCAAGCCGGCGACACGGTAAACATACCGATTCCGCCGACGATGGTGGCCAACAACATCGCGGAAGGCGGAACAGTGCAAACGCAGAATCCGAGTCTGGGGAACGCGCAGATCGTGCTGAACACGCACGCGGAAGCGACCTTCCAGATTCCGGATGTGACCAAGGTGCTGGCGGTGCCGGATCTGCTGAAGATCTACATGGAGCCGGCGGTGGCGGCGATCGCACAGAGGATCGAAAGCGACCTGCTGGGGCTATACGCGGGGTTCACGGCGAACACTTCGGTGGGGACGCCGGGGACGCCGATCACGGAAGCCGTTATCGACGCGGCGGAGACGGCGATGTTCCTGTCGAAGGTGCCCCCGAGCGACCAGAAGTACATGGTGGTGGACGCGGCGACGTACTCCGCATGGCGGCAGATCCCGCGGTTCAGCGAATTCCAGACGGCGGGCGACGCCGGACTGCGGTCGTTGATTTACGGCAACGTGGGGAAGATCAAGGACTTCTTCGTATTCCGCTCGCAGTTCGTGCAGAAGACGGGGAGCAGTCCGGTGACGACGCACAATATGGCGTTCACGAAGGACGCCGTCGGACTGGTGGTGCGGCGGCTGCCGCAGCCGCTGCCGGGGACGGGCGCCATCGCGGAGTACGCGGAACTGGGCAACTTCGGGATGCGAGTGGTGATGAGCTACCAGCCGAACACGCTGGCGCAACAGTTCACGGTAGACGTGCTGTACGGCTGCGCGGTGCTGCGGAACTCGTCGGGCGTGCAGGTGAACACCTAGGGGGATGACGGGGTGGGGCAGGTTCGGGTCCGAGCTTCGCTTGGATTGGCAGGCTGAAGCCTGCCCCACCCAGCACAAGGCAGGAGCCTTATGCCACAAAAAGGAAAGGAAGGCACATGGATCTACAGATGTATTACCAGAAGATTCGCGAGATGGAAGGGAAGATCGCGGATGAGTTTGCGCTTGTGGTGAGCGTGGAGACGGCGGACGGGGGCAAGAGCGGGAGGAAGACGGAGGTGCCGCGCCGGCTGGCTGCCAAGCTGCTGGTGGAGGGTCATGTCCGGCTGGCGACGAAGGACGAGGCGAAGGCGCATCGCGAGTTACTGGCAGAGGGGCAGCGGGCGGCGGAGCGGGCGGCGGCGGCGGCGAGGCTTCAGTTGACGGTGTTATCGACGACGGAGCTGGACCGGCTGCGGAGCGAGGCGCGGGGCTCCAAGGAGTAGGCGGCACACGATGGCACTGTTCACGGACGGCGCGGTTACGGGCATGGAAGACCTTCGGGGGCACGACACGCAGATACTGAATGTGGCGACGGTGGAGGGCATCGACGTCACGCGAAAGCTGGCGCTGGCACATGAGGAACTCTGCATAGAGGTGTCGGCGCTGCTGTACCAGCTGAGGACGCCGATGGCGATCTTGCCGCCGGCGATCCAGCAGGTGGTGATGACGCCCCCGCTCAAGCTCTGGCACATTTTCCGGACGCTGGAAATGGTGTACGGAGACGCATACAACAGTCAACTGAACGACCGGTACGCGGGGAGGCGGGACGAATACCACGAAAAGGTGAAGTGGGCGTATAACCAAGTGATCCAGGGCGGGCTGGGGATTGTCACGGACCCGATGGAACAGGCGGCGACGCCGGTGGTGCAGGCGACGGCGGGCGGGCTGGCAGACGGCACGTATTACGTAGCGGTCGCGTGGACCAACGCGGCGGGTGAAGAGGGGGCGAGTTCGGCACCGGCGATGATCCAGGTGTCGGGCAGTTCGCTGGCGGTGCAGACGACCGCGCCGGCGAAGGTCAAGGGATGGAACGTGTACTGCGGGACGAGCCCGGCTGCGATGACGATACAAAACTCGCCGATCCTGGCGCCGGGGCAGACGTGGGTGCAACCGGACACCATGTCCTCAACGGGACGGCCGGCGGGCAACGGACAGATGCCGACTTACCGGCTGCCGGTGCCGCGGACGATACAGAGGGGCTAATGACAAGCAAACTGGGAAGCGCGGCGACGGTCAAGGTAGTGCAGCGGATCACGGGACCGAACGGAGTGAATGCAGGGGTTGGAGCGTTGACACAAGGGGGACCGGACTTTGTGGGTCTGGTGGCGGCTTCACAGGTGCGGGCGCAGAACGCGGCGGGCGCACTGGCGGAGCGTGCGCAAGGGGTGAAGTACCCGGCGGTGAACGTGTACTGCGAAAAGATCGTGAACAACCTGAAGGAGAAGTTCCAGACGTTCTCGGGACAGGTGCAGATGGCGATCGAGATCCAGCAGTCACAGGACCGGTTAGACGGGATTGAGGACAGTCTTGAGGTCTATGTGGACGCGACGATGCAGATGCTGGATGGGAACCGGGGCGATTGGGGCGACGGGATGTACTACGCCGGCGGATACGAAGTGGCGTTTGGCCCGGTGAAGCAGGGTGGAAAGAATTTCATACAGGTGGCAAAAGTCACTTTCGAGATCGGAGTGAACAGGAACTAGTATGTCTACATATATTTCGTCCAGCGCGAATCGATTCTACACGGCGTTGGAAAGCGCATATGGGAGTGTGGGCTCGATCACAGCCACGAATCGGATTCCGGCGATCAAGCTCGGCATCCAACAACAGGTGGCGACAGGAACGCGGCGCGACAAGACGGGGAGCCGGACGTTCGCGGGCGTGCCGTCCGGAGTGAGGCGGCGCACGGATTTCGATTTGGAGACGTACCTGACGAGTTGGGACAAGACTACAGCAGGGCCGGGATACGGTGCGCTGTTTCAGGCGGCCCTGGGCGGAAGTCCGGTGAAATTCGGGGGAGGGACGGCGGCGTCGAGCACGGCGACGGGGCGACTGGGATTCGGAGCCGCGCACGGGCTGGCGGCGGGGCAGGCATTGTGCTTCGGGGGCGAGATCCGGTTCGTGGCGGCGATTGTGGACGCGCAGACGGTACAACTGAATGCGCCGTTTACGGTGTTGCCGGCGGCGGGGGCGGCGGTGACGGCGGCAGTGACGTACACTTTGGCGACGCAGTTGCCGAGCGTGAGCATCTTCGACTACTGGAGTCCGGCGACGGCGGTGCAGCGGCTGCTTAGCGGAGCGGGAGTGGACCAGATGGACATCGTGGTGGACGGGGATTACCACCAATTCCACTTCAAGGGAGTGGCGAAGGACCTGGTGGACAGCGCGAGCTTCGAAGCCGGCGCGTCGCAACTGCAAAGTTTTCCTGTGGAGCCGGCGGTGGCGGGGTTCGACTACTCGATCGTGCCCGGGAACATGGGGCAGGCGTGGCTGGGGACAGGGCCATCGCGGTTCTGCACGATCACGGCCGGGACGATCACATTGAAGAACGCACTGGACACGCGGGACCGGGAATTCGGATTGAGCGGGGCGTGTTCCGGGGTGCGGGCGATTTCACCGGGAGAGCGCACAGTGACGGCAGCTTTCGACCTTTATGCGCGAGACGACGATGCCACAACGGAACTGTACCAGGCGGCGCGGCAGCAATCGCCGATCAGCGTGATGTTCCAACTGGGGGAGACGGACGGGCAGTTGATGGGCGTGTATCTGAAGAGCGTGGTGCCGGAAGTGCCGGAGTTCGACGATGGGCTGAACCGGCTGCAGTGGCGATTCCGGGCATCGCGGGCACAAGGGACCGTGGACGATGAAATTACCGTGGCGTTCGGATAAGGGAAAGTCCGCGGAGGCGATGGCGGGGGGCAGCTACGCCAGCGAAGCGGTGGTGGAATCGCGGGTGGTAACGGGGGTAAGGTTTACGATCGCGAGGATGTCGTTCGGGCGGCGGGTGGAATTGATGCGGCGGGTGCGGGAACTGGCGCGGCGGACGGAGTTTCTGGCGGCCAGCGGAGAGGCGGGGGACAAAATGGACGCGGGCCTGCTGCAGGCTGAAATCGAACGGCTCTATGTGATGTGGGGCGTGAAAGCGGTTTCCGGCCTGGCGATCGATGGAGCCATGGCGGGCCCGGAACTGCTGGCGGAGGCCGGACCCGAGGAGTTATTCCGGGAGGCCCTGGCGGCGGTCCGCAGAGAGACAGGGCTAAGCGAAGAAGAAAGAAAAAACTCCTAGTCGCCTTCCATTTTCAGTTTTCCAACCAGGCCGGTTGGGAGTGCGACGCGTGCCGGAGGAGCGGCCTGGAAGCGCGGCGGCGGTGCGGGTGGCTGGAAGCGCGACACGACGGCAGAATGGCGCCCGTGTGGGCGCGGAAGACGGTGGCGACGGAGAGCTGCCCCAAGTCTTACATCACGGCGGAGAGCGAAGGGCTGGTGGAGGACTTCCTGGTGCGGCGACAGCTCGGCGGGATGAACTTCGGGGAGTTGAGCGCGCGACAAGTGGAAGGATTCCTGATTCTGGAGCAGGCGTGGGCGGGGGAAACGAAGGGGGACTCCACGCAGAGACGGTGAGGCGCGGAGATAAGCGGACGAGGAGTCCGAGCTTCGCTCGGATTGGCAGGCTGAAGCCCGCCCCACCATGCGGATGGACAAGGCGGAGCCTTATCCCACGGGAGATGAAGATGGCGAGCGGAACACAAGACGAGGTTTATCAGACGTTTTTGGCGGTATCGGGGCAGCAGACGGCGGCCCTTGGGGATACGACCGCGATGCTGGCGGGTGTGATTGCACAGGTTGACGAACTGCGGAGCAGTATCCCGGCGCCGGTGGCTGCGACCAAGACGCAGACTACGACGGCGGCAACGTCGAGTGACAGCGGGAGCACGCTGGATTCGGTGGCGAAAACGGTGATCGAGAGCGGGTTCGGGCTGGCACCCCTGATCAGCGGGTTGGTGAGTCTATTCAGCGGGGGAGATACAGCAGCGCCGGCGCCGCTGGTGAAATACGCGCTGCCGGCGGCCGTCAGTTTCCAGGCAGCGGAGAGCCAGGGACAAGTGACTGGTCTGGACTACGACCAGACGGGAACGCCGCGGAGCTATGCGCCGGCGGGGGCAAGCGGCAGCACGGCAAGCAGCTCCGGGAATGGCGCGGCATCGCAGATCACGGTTAACGTGCAGGCGATGGATGCGCGCTCTTTCATGGACCGGAGCAACGACATTGCGCTGGCAGTACGGGACGCGATGCTCAATCTGAACGCGATCAACGACGTAGTGAACGACCTTTGATATGGCAACCTTTCCTCAGTTGAAGACGAATGCGATCGCGCAGTATCCGGTGGCGCGGCGCGAGCAGTTCCAGAACCAGACGGTGCGTTTCGTGGATGGCAGCGACCAGCGTTATCGCGATTCGGCAGGGGCGCGGATGGAATGGGAGATTCAGTTGAGCGAGTTGGACGAGGGTGAACTGGCGGCGATCGAGGAGTCTTTCCTGGCGAGTCAGGGAGCGTTCGGCAGTTTCTCCTTCACAGACCCATGGGATGGGCACGTGTACGACAACTGCAGCCTGGCCGCCGATGAGGTGGCATTGACGACCGTGGCGGAGATGCGGGGGAGCACGAAGCTCACCGTGGTGCGGAACATCTGAAACGCCATGGCAGCATATCCACAACTCGAAAGCGGGGCGCTGAGCCAATTTCCGGTGCAAAAAACCCGGCGGGCGCGGACGGTGGTGAATCAAGCCGCCGACGGCAGCACGATCAAGCTGGCGGACCCGGCGGCACTGGTTACGGAATGGGTGCTGGCCTACACGGACCTGAGCGATGCGGAAGCGGCGGCGCTGCGGGCCTTCTTCCTAGCGGTGGAGGGCACGCTGAACAGTTTCACGTTCCTGGATCCGGCGGGCAATCTGCTGGCCTGGAGCGACCAGCTTACCGAGGCGGCCTGGCAGAAAGATCCGCTACTGACCCTGACCGGGAGTGTCGCCGATCCGCGTGGGGGGACGAGCGCGTGGCGATTGAGCAACGGCGGGGGAGCGGCACAATCGGCCGGGCAGACGCTGGCGGCGCCCGGAGGATACCAGTACTGCTTGAGCGCATACGTGCGGGCGGCGACGGCGACGAGCGTGCAGCTGACGGTTGGCAGCCAGAGCGCGGCGCGGGCAGTGACCAGCGACTGGACGCGGATCGCCTGGACATCCACTGGAGATGCGCAGGCCACGTCGGTGCGATTCGGGATGGAGATCGGGGCGGGCGATGCAGTGGAAGTATACGGGCTACAGGTGGAGGCGCAGACCGCGGCTTCGGGATACAAGGCCACCACGCTGGGCGGAGTTTACGAAGACGCGCACCTGGGCGACGATGTGCTGGCGATCACCAGCACCGACGTGAATCGCAATTCCTGCACGGTAAAGATCACTCATGCAAACCATCTTTGAGCTCAAGGAGCAAGCCGTCACGGACACGCCGCTGCTGCTGTTCGACTGCGTACTCTCCGATGGAACGACGGAACACTGGAGCACGCACGCGGTGTCGGTGGGAGGAGTAGCGTACAGCGCGAGAGTGCTGGGGCACAATGTGTTCGAGCTGCAGGCATCGAGCGATCAAGGGGCGGACGGCGTGCCGAAGATCTCGCTGGTGCTGGGGAACGCGGATTCGCACTGTTCGGAGATCGAACGCGCGACCGGGTGGAAGGGCGCGCGGCTGACGGCCGGGCTGGTGTTTTACGATTTACGGAACGCCGCGCCCCTGACGGACCGGAGTGTGATCTTCCAGGGGATCTGCAACCCGCCGGACGAGATTCTGGAAGCCACGTTCCGCATCACGGCGACGAACCGGATGAACCTGCAGCGGTTGTTGATGCCGCAGGTGCGGATCCAGCGGCGGTGCCCGTGGGAGTTCCCGGGCGACGACGGGCAGCGCACGGAGGCAGTGGATGGCGGCGCGAGCGGGAAATACTCGCGGTATTACCGCTGCGGCTACTCACCCGGGGCGACGGGGGGAACCGGGACACTGGACGGCAGCGCCGCGTTCACCGGGTGCGGTTACACACGGACGGACTGCCAGGCGCGGGGAATGTTCGGCAACTTCGGGGGCATCGAGTTCGTGCCGCCGGCGATTTCGGTGAGGGCTTACGGCGCCAAGAGTTCACAGACATCGGCGGTCACGGTGAACGTAGCCCAGTACAACGACTTCGTGCCGATGATTTACGGCACAGCGTGGTATACCCCGCCAGTGGTGTTCGGACGCAACGACGGAAACCTGACGCGCATGGAAGTGCTGCTGGGGTTGGGCGAGATGCAAGGGGTGCTGACGGTTCTGGTGAACGACGTGGAGATTCCGGCGGGAGTGTCCGGGACCAACATGACGGGAACGGGATGGTATAACATTCCGACGCTGGGCACGCGAACCGGCGCCTTCGACCTCAATTTCCTGGACAGCAGCGGACAGCCGGCGGGAGATCCATATGGCAGCATGGCGTACCTTTCGGTGGTGGTGCCGAACCGGATCAGCAACGGAACGACGCTCCCCAAAGTAACGGTGTTGCTGCAGGGGCTGAAACTGCCGGTATACGGCGCGGACGGGAGCTACACCGGCGAGCAGTTTACGAGCAACACGGCGTGGGTGCTATTGGACATCCTACGGCGGGCGGGTTGGAGCCTGACGGAAATCGACGTGGCGAGCTTCGCGGCGGCGGCGGCGTACTGCGACGAAGAGATTGCAGCGCTGGATCTTTATGGGAATGCGATTCAGCTGCCGCGATTCCAGTGCAACCTTGTGCTAGCAACGCGGCGGGCCGCCGGCGACCTGGTGCGGGGGATTCGCAACTCCTCGAGGCTGATGTTGACCTACGGAGTGAACGGGGCGCTGCAATTGCGGGTGGAGAACTCGCTGGCGCTGGAGATGCCGGCAAAGCCGGCGTGGAGCAACAGCGCGGAGCCGCTGGCGGGCGGGTGGCCGAGCTACGAATTCGGCGACGGGACCAACGGGTTTTCGGGCCTCATGCGGAAGCCCTCCGGCGAGCCGAGTTTTCGGGTGTACACGCGCAGCATCGCGGACACGCCGAACCTGTTCACGGTGGAATTTCAGGATTCGCTGAACGAATACCAACAAGACAGTTTTTCGCTGGTGGACGCCGACGACGTGTCGCGCTGCGGGCAGGAAGTGACGCAGACGCTGGCGGCGTTGGGAATCCCGAACTTCGACCAGGCGGCGAGGATGTTGAAGCTGAACCTGGACCGCTCGGTGCGCGGCAACACATATGTGGAGTTCGCGACGAGCGTGAGGTCATTCGGGATCCGGCCGGGAGACCTGATCACGGTAACGTATCTCAAGGAAGGGTTCAACCGGCAGGTATTCCGGGTATTGAAGATCGCGCCGGGGGCAAATCACCGGACTTCGACGATTACGGCGCAGATCCATGACGATTCGTGGTACGCCGACAGCAACGGGCAGGTAACGTCGGCAAGCGGCGGCCGGCGGCAGGGCAGCGCCGGCATTGGCGTTCCCGATCCGTTGCTCGGCAATGTTCTGGATGCCGCGGGCAACATTCAGTTCGGAGTCGAGGAGACGGCAACCACGGCGGGCGATGGCTCGGTGCAGACGAACCTCCGGGTGGGGTTCGTGGCGCCAGCTGTCGCCGCGGCGGGCGGGCCGGGAATCCCGCTGCTGAATCTGGCGGCGACGCTGGGGCCGGGCGGATCGCTGGCCGGCGGCCAGACGCTTTACTACGCGGTGTCGGGCGTGGACGGGCCGGGGAACGAGAGCGAGCATTCCTTCATCGTCCGGGCGGTGACACTGAGCGACGGGAGCAGCGTGACGATTGGGGGCCTGAGCTTCTCTCCAGGGACGGCGGGCTTCCACGCATATCGCGGGAGCACACCAGCGCAACTGTTCCGGATCGCATCGAACCAGGCAATTGCGGCGCAGTTCACGGACACCGGATTCGCCAAGCAGTTGATCGCTCCGCCGGATGCCAACTTCGACCATGCGAATTTCTACTGGCGAATGGAACTGCAATCGGAGAGCGCGGTGACGATACACGGCGCATCGAGTGTAGGAAACGACGGATTGCACATGACGGCAAACCGGTACCTCGGCATGATCGCGCGGATTACCAGGGGGCATGGCGCGGGACAGGAGCGAGCGATCACGGCCAATACGGCCACGGAGCTGACGATATCGCCGGGATGGACGGTGATTCCGGATGCCAGCAGTTTCTTCGTGGTGGCCGAGACCGGGTGGCAGTTCGGCGCACTGGCAACGAGCAGCCCGGTGCAGTTCGCGGTGCCAAACCGCGGCGGCGAGACGGTGCAGGTGTGCGGGCGCGCGGCCAACGTCAACGATCTGGAGTGCGCCGCCGAGCTATCGACGGTGACGCGGTGGCAGATTGGCGGTAGCGGCGGGAGCGATGTGGATGTTCCGCCGGAGCCCTACTTCGGGCTGGGAGCCGGGCAGGGCGGCGGCGCGGTGGAACTGAGTGGGGTGTCGTTCACCGACCTGACGAACACGAGCACAGTATCGTCGGCCACGTTGGCGATGCACTACTGGGACGAGCTGAGCGGGTTGCCGACGCTAGGGCTGGCGGCGGATGCGACGGCGACGGCGACGCAGGTGGATTTGACGCCGGCGAGCGCGGCGGCGGCCGGGGATTATTGCCAGGTGGGCGCCGAAGTGATGCTGATCACGGCGGTGCAGTTGAACGGCACGCGGTACCAGGTGACGCGCGGGGCGCATGGATCGACGGCGGCGGCGCATGCGGCGTTGGCCAGCACGGTGACGTTCGGGTTCTACAATTCTAACGGCACGGGGTACGCCCACACGATTACGATTGGAGCGGCCACCTATACTCATGCGCAGCTGGCGGGGGACGGGAGCGGCGATATCGCGACGGCGCTGGCGGCGCTGATCACGGCGGCAGCGGATGTGAATGCGACGGCGACGGCGAGCGCGAATAACGTGACGCTGACGCCGCGAGCGGCGGTGCAGTCCGCGGTGACGTGTCTGGCGAGCGACGGGAATGCGGCGGGGACGATTCAGGCGGCGGCGCGGGTGTACGCACTGAAGGTGAAGACGGCGATCGCGGCGTTCCCGGCGAACTTCTTCGGGAGTCCTTACAGCGGGAGCTGGAGCCAGACAGTGACGCTGCCGGACGTGCGGGTGGCGAGCGCGGAGCTGTTCGTCACGAACAGCCGCGGCAACAGTCCGGTGAGGAGCATCTGCCTTACGAGCTCGGTGGACCGGGGACTGCGGACGCTTTCGGGCGGCCAGTACTCGATTCAGGTGGATGGGTACCTGGCGGTGGAAGCGTCGGTGGCTCCGGCTCTGGTGGTGGAGGCAGCACACTCGGTGCAGGATGTTTTCGCGGTGCTGGGAAGTGTGGCGGATGCGGTGGTGAGCCTACGGGTGGACGTGGATGGCGTGCCATTCTGCACGCTATCGATTCCGGCGGGAATGAGCACATCGGCAGCCGTCGATGGGAAGGCTACGGGACCGCTGGCAGCGGGAGCGAAGGTGACGCTGGCGGTGCTGGCGGTGGGACAGACCTATCCGGGCGCGAACCTGACGGTGCTGATTCGACTCTAATGGCGGAACAACTTACCAAACTGCGTCCGGACCGCGACCTGCAGTGCTACTTTGAACGGCCATCGGCGGTGGCGGCGCTGAGCGGCGCGTCGGCAGGTGGGTTCACGGTGTCGGGATGCTGGCGGCAACAGTCCGACTGGGTAGTGATCGAGTGGAACCGGGACAATGTCTTCGAGCACCCGGCGTTGCGCAACCTGCCGGATGGCGATTTGAGCGGCCTGCAGCTCAGCTACCAGGAAGTGCGCACGAATTGCATCCCGATGGATTCGGCACTTTATCCGACGGTCGACTGGCCCTATCTGAGAGTCTGGGCGGAGTATGGCGGGACGGAGACGCTGTACAAGGTTCCGTTGAGTAACTATGCGACCGCGGTGGGCGGGTATGCGGACGCGACGGTGGCGTTCGAGCTGGCAGGGACGCCGACGGCGGGCGATTACATCGAGCTGGCCTGGCTGGATCAGCACTTCAATTACCGTCTGACGGGCAGCGACACGCTGGAGAGCGCCATCGGTGCGCTGGCGGTGGCGATCACGGCGAATCAAGCGACGGGCGCGGTGAGCGCCACGGCCAGCGGGGCGCAGATCGTGTTGACGTGGCATGGCGCCCCAGGAGCGAATGGCAACCGGATCGGCGTATACGGAACGGTACACGGAGCGGAGACGGAATCGTGGGCGCCTGCCGCGGCGCAGTTTGCGGGTGGGGTATCCCCGGTATGCTGGAGGGTGCAGCTCGATTTTTCGGCGCTGCGCGATACGACGGGCGCGACGGTGCCGACGACGAGCGTGCGGAAGATGCGCTGGACTTGGGCGGCGGACTTGCAGAGCGGCGACTTTGCGCGCAGCGAATTCGCGGTTGCGGTGACGAACTGGAGCGTGAGCGGGACGAAGCTGCAATACTCCGTTGCAGGAACGGGGAGCCGTCGCATCGAGGATGACTCGGCGGTCGTGTACGCAGGAAATTGGACGGAGGCTCGGGGGAATTACTCGGGCGGGTCCATCCGGTGGGCGAACACGCCGGGCGCGCAGGTGAGTTGCACATACTCGGCGAATGGCGATCACTGGCTGTATCTGGGGACGCGCCTGTTGGACAACGGCGGGCAGGTCGCGGTGCAGGTGGATGGAGGCACGCCGCTGGCGCTGAATTTAGAGAAAGCGGCAGAAGATGTGCTGGTGCGCATGCCGATCGCAGCGGTGTCCGGCCAGGCACAGCATACAGTGACGGTGACGCACACCGGCGCGGCGGGGACGCTGGTCTATTTCGATTTTCTGGAAATTGCGTATCCGAGTGGCACGCTGCCGGATTTCGACCGGATGGAACAGATGACGCTGGCGACCGACTGGGATACGGACCACTCGCTGGCAATCGCAGCGGAGCGAACCGCGTGGCTGATGCAGAAACTGGGATTCTGCGGCCGTGCGAACCACTACGCCGGGGCGTTGTGGTTTTACGAACTACAGCGGCAGGGACACAGTTATGCCAGCGGCACGATCACATTTTCAGGCGGACCGGAATTCGGCAAGCAGACGCAAGTATTCCTGGGGCCGACGCCGATGGTGCATCTCAACCTGATTGGCGACACGGCGGAGAGCATCGCCAAGTGTTTCGAGTTATCGATCAACGCCGGGTCCACAGGCGTGTGGGCGCGGGCCGACGGCGCGGTGCTGACTATCACGTCGCGGCTGATGGGGTTGGACGGCAACGCGGTGGGAATCAGCGCGAACACCAACAGCACGGCGTTCACGGCAGTGGCGAGCGGCGCCACCCTGGCGGGCGGGGTAGACGGAATCTGGCGGACGGATACCGCGGCGCCGGTGAAACTCAACCGGGCGGCGCGCGATTGGAATGCGGCGTTCCTGCAGGCATTGAAGGGTTATGGAATCCTGGCGACAGTGTCTTTCAGCATGGAATTGCAGCACGGAGACGACACTCCGCAGGCGGGCATTGCGCAGCGCTACCCGAACGGCGACCCGGTTTGGCTGAACACGCCGGCGCTACAGACCAACTTCGGTCCCCAGAGTACGGCATTCTGGCAAGCGGTCTACGGCGAGATGGCGGACTTGATGGCGACTGCCGGGATGCGCCCGTACTTGCAGTTCGGCGAAGTACAGTGGTGGTACTTCGCGGCCGCATCGGGGATGCCTTTTTACGACAGTTACACGACGGCCACTTTTCAGGCGCGCTACGGAAAGCCGATGGCGGCGATCCTCAGCCAAAACACGGACCCCAGCGGTCTTGTCGACGAGTGCGCGTTCCTTCCGGAACTGATCGGGGAATTCACCAGCGCGGTGATGACGTTCGTCCGGCAGGCGCACCCCGACGCGCGGTTCGAGGTGCTCTATCCGCCGGATGTGAACGATACCGCGTTGAACCAGCTGATTAACTTCCCGCACACGTATTGGACGCCGGCCAGCCTGGATTCGCTGAAGACCGAAAACTTCACGTACACGGGGGATCGCGATCTCAACAAGGCCCTGGCGTCGATTGAGCTGCCGATGCAACTGGGATTCGGGCGGTCGCAAAGCAGCCACCTGGTGGGAATCGGCGAGTACACGACGCCATGGAGCCAGGAGCAGCGGATGGCAGCGGGCGAACAGTTGGACTCGGTCGTGCTGTTCGCGCTGGATCAGTTCTGCCTGATTGGATACCAGTTGCCGTTGGAACGCGGGGCCCGGCGGTCGGGGTTTATGGGAGGTTAG